ACCGGCCACCACAGCTGCAGGCCCAGACCGGTGCCGTAGGGGTTGTCGTCTTCCGGGTTCACGCGGTGCACGATGAATTTGCGCTCGGGCACCGGTACACCGGTCAGCATGTTCTCGCGCGTGAGCAGCTGCAACTGGGGCGGGTTGTTCGCGTCTTCCTGCACAAACACAAACCGGCGCTGCGCCCGCTTGGGCGCTCGCGCAGGCACCACCAGGCCATCGCGCAGCGTCCACACAATCTCGGCCACCGTGTGCCCGGCCAGCAGCGCTTCCAGCAGATCGGAACACAGCTGGTCGAACGAAAAGCCCTTGAGAATTTCGGTGAGCGTGAGCGCATCGGCGCTGCCTTTGGCCGATGCTTTGCCAATGGGCTCCACCTGAAACGGTTTGCCAATGAGCGCGAGCTGGCGCTTTTGCAGCCCGCTGAACACCTTGCCATCGCGCTTCAAATCGCGGTAGAGCTCCACGCCACCGGCGCCGCGCTCAATCAGCAGCGGGTCGTTGGTGCGCAGCACGCCCATGTAGGTCTGCTCGAACGGGTCGCGCAGCCGGTTGGCGAATTCCGCGCCCATCTCGGGCGCGGGCAAATTGGCCAATGCGGTGGCAGGTGTGTCGGCCAGTCGATTGGTTTTGCGCAGGGTGCGCATTTCAGTAGCCATTCACAAAATCTCCCAATCGGTTGCTGCTCTCGCGCGGCCCGCCGCTCATGAATTCAATCGGTGCGGCCGGGTTGCTGGCCGCCATGCGCGCCAGCGCCATCGCCCAGAAGCGGTCGGCGTGGCCATTGGCATCGGCCTCGGCCACAAAGCGAATGTTTCCCGCGGCCGTGGTCACCTTTTGCAGCTTGCGAAAGTCGGCGCGGATGTGTGGGTCTTCGGGGATACGCGCCTTGCGGTCCTCCATGTCGCCCTTCATGCCATACGCCAGCGCCTCCTTCACCTGTCCGGTGAACGTCACGCCCTCCACCCGGGCTTCGCCGAACTTGTCCTGCGCGTCGTCCGTCCAGCCAATGCCCAGGCCCGTGTTGTCAATGCACACCCGGTCGCAGATCTCGAACCACGGGTACAGCATCTTTTCCTGGTCGCTTTTGCGCATTTTTTCCATGCACTCCACATGCCGCGTGTACAGCACATCGCCCAGCTGCTCGAACACCCACAGCACCGTCAAGTCCTTCTTGCGTCCGATGTCCACACCCGCGAACAGACGGCCCTGAAACGGCCCCTGCAGACCGCGCTGCCAGTCGGTACCGCCCGGGTATTCGCAGGCCGTGATCAGCCCGTATTCCAGGAACTTCGCATCGTCGTCGGCGGCGATGCACTGGTATTCCTGGTCGAAGCTCTCGGCGTCCGCAGTGCCCGATTTGATGAAGTCGAAGTATTGAGCCTCGTCCATCGCCTGCTGCTCCGCGTCAGCCGGCAAAGCCTGCTGCAGCTTGAACAGAAAGCCCTGGTCGAGCGCGTCTTGCAGGGTGACGCGGTGCAGGCTGATTTTCTTGGGGTTGCGCCCAAACCGGGCCTCGCGCACCAGCCCGTTGAAGAAGCTGTTGCTGCCCCGGTGGGTGCTCACAATTTCCATGTTGCCGCCCCAGGTGATGCCGGGGTAAGCCACCGCCCACAGCTTGCGCTGGTCTTTGTGCAGCGCGAACTCGTCGAGCACGCGGCTGCCCCGCTTGCCCGCTTGCGCGTCCGGGTTGCTGCTCATGCTGTGAATGCGCCGGCCGCTGGCGAACTGCAGCACGTAGGCGCTTTGCTGCTTGTCCGCGTCCAGCACCACCTGCCCCAAGTCCTTCGCCGCCAGGCCCATCACGCCGGCCCACAGCTTGCAGTCCTCAATGAACAGCCGGGCCTGAATGTCGTCTCGGCTGCTCACCCATTCGTCGAACCGCGCGCCCTGCGCCGCTGCCCGCTCATTGGCCCCGTAGGCCGTGCTCCAGCTGATGCCGATCTGGCGGCTTTTCTCCATCAGCTTGATGCGCGACTCGTCCTTGATCCACGCCGACTGAAACGGCAGGAACACCGCATCTCGGTCGCGGGGGATGCACTTGGCGCGGCCTTTGAGGATCATGGTCAGAACAGCGAGCGCCAAAGCGCGCGACCCAATCGGTTGGTGAATGGGCACTCAGCCATGTGCCGGCGCAGCGCAGCAGCTCGCTTTTTGGACTTGGCGCGGCCTTTGATCACCATGCCGTGCCGCCAGTGGCCAGCTTGCTGCGCAGCTCGTAGCCCATGAGCGGCCAAATCTTGGCCACGGCGTTCTCGCGGGCGATGCGGCGGCCGATCTCAGCGTTGAAGTTGGCCGGGCTGGCGCAGGCGGACTCGCCGGTGACGGTGAAGCCGTTTTTCAAGGTCAGCACGCAGAAGGTGAGCAGCGCCAGCGGTTCAGCGCTTGGCACGTAGTCGGCCCTAACCACATTGCTTGAGTTCGGGGCAAACAGCACGGCCTCAGCTGCGTTGAAAAAGTGCTCGCGCACGATGCATGCCTCAATGTCGCCAGGCGTCACGCGCGGGGCCATGTTGGCACCAGCGTTGACGATGGCTTGCTCGGTCTGTTGAACTTGATTCATCGTGGTCTTTCAGTGGGTCAAACAATCCCCAGCGCTTCGCGAATCGCCGCCTTGGTATCCGCAGTCACGCCGCCCTTGTTCGGCATGGCTTCCAGCTTCGCGCGCTGCTCGGCCAGCAGGCTCTCCCTGGCGTCTTTTTCCACCTTCGCCTGGAACTGCTTCAAGTTCACGCTGGATCTGGTCAAGGTGGCGATGTTCTTGGCCGCGCTGCTGAGCATGCTCACCCGCTCGCCCGGGTCCAGATCGGGGTCGTCGGCTTCTTGCAGGCTCAGGATGGCCTCGAACAGCTCGGTTTGAATCAGCGCTGTCAGCGCCTCGCTGCGCGCGTCCTTGTCGTCGCCGGCCTGCGCCTGGATCAGCTTGGCCGCTTCGGTGCTGGCGCGAATGGCGCTCAGGCGGCGCTCCAGCTTTTGGCCATAGCGGCCAACGGCGCTGCGGCTGGGCAGCTCGCCCGCTCGGGCCTGGACGGGAAAGCGCTCGCGCAGGTCGGCAATCAGCTCATCGAGCGTTTGCGCGCCGCTGGCGAGCATCGCTTCGATGTGCGCTTTGATCTCGGGTGGCAGCCGTGCCACCGAACTTTTGCGGGCCATTCGCGGGCCTACCAGTAACGAGCCGGGCGTCCAATGCCCGGCTCTACGTCGATCGTGTACTCGGCCACGTCCACCCCGTGGCGCGTGAGCTGCGCGTGCCAGGGGCCGTGCGGGCTTTTGGTCAGCAGCACCAGGTCGCGGTCGGCCAGATAGCCCAGGTTCACCCGCAGCTCCATGGGCGAGGCGTCCGGGTACTGCGTTTGCGCCACGCTCAGAATCGGGCCTTCCGGGCAGCCCAGCGGGCGCGCGTTGTTGAGCGTGAGCAAGATCAGCCAGCGCAGCGCCTCGCGGCGCAAACGGGCCAGGTCGGGCAAAGATTCGAGGCTCATCGGGGGACTCCGGGGTGGGACTGCTGGAAACTGCTGCGCAGCTGCGCGTTTTCGATCTTGGTGGCCAGGCCGTCGAGCTTGGCCTCCAGCACACTTTGGCCGCGGATGTAGTCTTCGCGGCGCACATAGCTCAGCGGCAACTCCGCCTTCAGGCCCATCAACTCGCGCTCCACGCGCTGCCACTGCGCGCTCTCCTCGCGGTTGATCTGCTCAACGCCCTCCAGGCGCGAAACCATCGACTTGTGGTTGCTTTCGCGCGTCGCGTCTTGCTGCACCAGGCGCCCGTCGATGTGGCTGAGCTGCACGGCCAGCATGCTGCGCGCCAGCCCCCACATGGTTCCGGTGATGCTGATCACCAACAGGATGACCTGCCAAAGCTCAAGGCTGAAAGTGCTCATGTTCATGGGGCGGCGCTCGGGGCACTCGGGGTGTGAAAGGCGATCAACGCGTCCAGCCGCTGGCGGCAAACTTCAAACCGATTCCCGGCTTGAACGATCCAGCCAGCGAGGTCGGTATCGGTGGCAACGGGGGCACCGGGCGCAGCAGCTCCGGGCTGGGGCGGGGGCAATCGAGAAGGGCTGGCAACGGTGATGCCGGGGGCACCGTCGAGCAGCCGTAGAGCGCGATCAGACAGGCAAGCGCGGCCAGCCGTGGCGGTCTTGAGAGCATGGGTTTTCTCCTGGGTGAGTTGGTCGTTGGCGGCGAGCTGGTCGCCCAGCTGCGCGGCCAGGGCATCGCTCTGCGCCTGGGCTTCTCGCAAGCGGCGCGCGCTGGCCAGCTGGGCCAGCAGGGCCTGGGCAGCGTGGCC